AGCAGTGGTTGAAACTGCAGAGGCAGCAGTGATACGACCCAATATTCAAGATCGTTTGCGTGAAAAACTGGTAGAAGCAGCCGGCGAACTAGAGGGCATGTACGACGAGATGATTCAGTCTGGTGCCAAGATGTCAGCCAATTACAAGCCTGTGAGCCTGTTCCGCAGCATGAATGTAGCACCGCAAATGATCAACGAAATTGCCACTCAGTGGAAAACACGACTGGATGAATTGGAAGAAGTTGCCAAAGGCAAAGACGCTGACCTAGTTGAAGGCTATAGCCAATTTGGCAAGCTGCAAATTCGTAATCTCATTAAATTTGCTGAAACAGTAATCAACGACTGCGGTGCGTACATTCAGATCAAGAAAGTTGAACGCAAGCCACGTGCCAAAAAAGCAGTACCGGTTGAAAAGATTGTGTCCAAATTCAAACATCTAAGAGCCTTAACTGATCCAAAACTGCAGGGCGAACCAGCTACCAAGCTGGTTGGAGCCAGCGAGGCTTGGCTATATGATACTGCTAAACGCAAATTGATTTATGTGGTAGCAGACACTCATGTGGGCAGTCTCACTGTCAAGGGATCCAGTGTTATTGGTTTTGATCCTGCAACAACAGTACAAAAAACTCTGCGTAAACCGGCAGAGCAACTCAAAAGTATTACCAGTGTGGGAAAACCAGCTGCACGTAAAGCTTTCAAAGAAATCAAAGCCACCGAAGTTAAATGGAATGGCCGCAGCAATGAGCATTTGCTGATACTAAAGGTTTACTAAATACTAGGGTAAGGAGCCCCAAATGGCAGACCAAACCCTAGATCCACTAAAAAAACAACTGATTGATTATGTACAACTACAGTTAGGCAGTCAAATTGTAGACGTTGAATTAGATCCTGCACACTACGAAGCAGCGTATCAGCGCACAATTGGTACTTACCGTCAGCGTAGTCAAAATGCCTACGAAGAAAGCTATAGTTTTATGCAGTTGTTGGACAATGTAAACGAATACACTTTGCCACAAGAAGTCACACAAGTACGGCAAATTTTTCGACGCACAATTGGATTGAGCACCGGTGGCAGTGCCAGCAGCTTTGATCCATTTGGCGCAGCAACATTAAACGTGTATCTGCTGAACTTTAACCAGTCGGGCGGCAGCCTGGCTACTTACGACTTTTATCAACAATATGTGGAGCTTGCTGCCAGAATGTTCGGCGGATACATCAACTACACATTCAATCCTGTTACCAAAAAACTACAGCTGATTCGTGACCCTAAAGGCACTGGAGAAGTTGTCCTGCTGTGGACTTATAATCTGCGTCCAGAAATTGTATTACTGAGCGACTTTCAGATCAGTCAATGGATTCGTGACTACATGGTGGGTGCTTGTAAGTACATCATTGGTGAAGCTAGAGAAAAATTTGGTACTATTGCTGGTCCACAAGGCGGCGGAACCTTAAACGGTGCTGCTATGAAGTCGGAAGGTCAAGCTATGATGGACAAATGCATAGAAGACCTCAAGTTGTATGTAGACGGTTCGCAACCATTGACCTTGGTAATCGGCTAATTGTTTTTGCGAGCAGCATCACGTGCTCGCTTTTTAGCGCCAATGATTGCTCGAGTTGCGGCTGTTTGGATTCTTCCTTCTTGATTACTAGTGGCACCTCTGCCAATTTGCCATCCGTTGTTTAAGAAATTATTAACTTCTGTTAAATTGACTCGCATTGAATCTGTACTATTATGGATCCATTTTTGATTTTTAGTGGTACCTTTTTTTGCATTAACTTGTGGCGAGTATGTTTTGCCTAAATTAATTTGCATTAGAGTTTTTTTAGTAGAGTTTGTGTGTTTAAATCCTGCATTTGATGCAATTCTTTTTGCAATAGTTTTAGGGCTTTGTTTGACTCCTGCTGCCCCATCGCCACCATCTGTTAAATTTCTAAGTATTCCTGTGCCTAAATCTTTTCGACCGTACCATCTTATTAGCCTACGTTCGATTGCTAATGCACCGATGTTAGTTAAGTTTGATTCTACAATAACGATACGATGATAATCTGTTGGGACAATAACATTATGTTCTTTTTCCCACGCCCTGTATCGTTGTCCTTTACCGATATAATACGGTGTTAGATTACCTTTGCGTAGATATACGTAAACATAGAAACCGGGCGGATAAGTAGACAGGCTGATGCTCCTCAAAAGCGTTAGAACGGGTGGATGTTGGTAGCATCGCGATCCGTGCTATTATTTATTCTGATTTCATTGACAATTGCATAGTATTGTCTTATAATAATGGTATGAGCTCCCTTATGATCGATATCGAAACCATTGGAGTAGCACCTGCTGCTACTATTCTAACCATTGCTGCCCAATCTTTTGATCCATTGGGTTCCGGGTACTACAAACAACATTACTATGCTAGAATTGATTTAGACAGCCAAGAAAATCGTACCATTGACGAAAGCACATTAAACTGGTGGGCTACTCAACCTGCAGTAGCCCGTGACGAAGCATTTGCTGAAGATAATCGAGTACCTCTTGACCAAGCCTTAGATGAGTTAGGTAAGCTTATTTGGACTAGCAATTTTTTATGGTGTCAAGGCCCTACATTTGACTGCACTATTCTAGAACATGCCTACAAGAGCTACAATAAACCTATACCTTGGCAATATTTCAAAGTTAGGGACAGCCGAACACTTTGTAGTGTATGGCCCAACCGCCCCAAACCACCCACAACACACCATGCATTAGAAGATTGTCGCAAGCAGATTGATCTAGTGCAAGCAACACTTAGACATTTGAACGTTAAGGAATTATCATGATTATTGGAATTTGCGGCCTGATTGGGTCCGGCAAAGACACTGTAGCTGACTACTTGGTAAACGTACACGGGTTTAGGCGTGAAAGCTTTGCAGGCACTTTAAAAGATGCTGTGGCTGCTGTGTTTGACTGGGATCGTACCTTGTTGGAAGGACGTACCAGAGCCTCCAGAGAGTGGCGCGAGCAACGCGATGAATGGTGGAGCCGCCGTTTAGGACAAGACATTACACCACGCTGGGTGCTGCAATACTGGGGCACAGAAGTCATGCGCCGCGGATTTCACGACGATATTTGGATTGCTAGCATTGAAAACAAAATACGCAACAGCAGCGACAACGTGGTCTTAAGTGATTGCCGTTTCCCCAATGAAATTGCCAGTATTCGCAACGCTGGTGGGCGTATTGTGCGCACTTGTCGTGGACCAGATCCCGAATGGTTTCATGCTGCCGAAGTGGTAAATCGTGGTCCTACACTGAATTTGTCCTGGGCCAGTAATCGATCTGTACTAGACACATTCAAGGTGCATGCCAGCGAAACTGCCTGGGTAGGAACTGATTTTGACCATGTGCTTGACAATAATCATTCAATGGATGACTTGTATGCTCAAGTAGATCGCATTGTCAAAAATCAGGAGTAATATCACCTGCACGCCAGGGTAGTTCCAATCTGACAATTTCAGCAATACAGTTCAAGCACACTGTTTTTAAGTTTCGTGTTTCGCAGTTATTTAGATCCCCGTCTACATGATACACAGTCAACTGAGTATGGTGTCTAGCCCGAAACCCACATCTATCACATGTGGGTTTTTTCTTGTAACCGGCTGTCAGCCATCTGGGTCTGGCTGGTTTGATCTTTTTGTCTTGCCTAATACACACGTTACAACGACTGCGATAGTACAGTTTTTCACGGTGATAGCCATTTATAGCAGCGGGATTTTTGTTGCAAACCTTGCATAGCGGTCTCATACGACTATTTATTGATTAGACCTTAATCAAGGTATACATAATCACCTGATTTTTGGTCGATGCAATAAATATCATTAACCCATTTAAAAGGATAACATTATGGCACTAGTATCCCCCGGCGTAGAAGTAACCATCATTGATGAGTCCAGCTATCTACCAGCAGGTACCAATTCGGTACCTTATATTTTGCTGGCAACAGCACAAGACAAAATTTCTGGTACAGGTGTCACTGTTGCTCCTGGCACCACTGAAGCAAACGCTGACAAAGTGTATTTAATTACTAGTCAACGCGATCTTGCTGCAACATTTGGTAACCCTTTCTTTTACAAGACAACCAACGGTACACCAATCAATGGATATGAACTCAATGAATACGGACTGCTTGCTGCACACAGTGTATTGGGTATCAGCAATCGTGCATATATCCAACGTGCAAACGTAGACTTGGCAGAATTAACAGCCACTTTGGTACGTCCCACAGGTGCACCTGACAATGGAACCACATGGCTAGACACAACACTTACGCTGTGGGGTATCAATCAGTGGAATCAAACAACAGGTGAATTTACTGTAGCAACTCCGTTGGTTATTACTGATACCACACAACTAGAGTCCGGAATTCCTGCTGCCAGCTTCGGATCAATCGGGCAATATGCAGTTGTTGCAACCAACACTGCTAACCCTGTATACTACAAAAACACAGCCAACGACTGGGTACTGGTTGGATCCGACGACTGGAAACTGTCGTGGCCCACAGTGCAAGGTACAGAAAGTGTCACTGGCGCAGTATTGCCTGTTGGTGCTGTATTAATTATTAATGGGCAAACTGCAACTGTGCCTGGCGCAGCCACTTTGGCTGGACTAGTTACTGCCATTAACAACCTTAGCATTGACGGTGTCACAGCCGAAGCTGATTCCAGTAATCGCCTGATTCTTCTTGCTGATAGTTCGGCCGAAGCCGACGGTTCAACTGCCGACGGCGGTGCTGTCAACATTGAACTAGCAAGCACAGCTGGCCTGCTGAC